TGAAGTATCAAGATTTATAGACGATTCAGGTAAACCAGGAGCAGAATAATGAGTATAAAAGAAATGATAGAGTTAGTCAAACAACATCATCCTCATATGGGGCAGACAGAAATAGTCAAACTTTTAAATAGGGCTAAAGATGACTTTTGTTCTAAGACAGAAATTATAAAAGATTCTTATACTACAAGTACAGTAGCTAATCAAAGATATTATACTTTAGATAATAAAATTTTAAAACTTAAAGAAGTTTATTTAGATGATGTTAAAATACCTATGTTAACAGGCAAACCTTTAATAGATGATAGTACAGGAGAAACAGGATAATGGCAAGTAGAAAACAAAGAGCTTGGTTTGTTGATAAGCTAAAAAGAATTGGAATAGTAGAAAAAGCTTTTAATGCTGTTACTAAAGATGGTTATCAATCTGATTGGAAATCTATAACAGAAGCAAAAACTTTAACTTTATACACAATATCTAGAGATGCAAATTTAGATACAAGTGCTTTAACAAATACTTTTACTATGATTCCTCTTCACTTTCATGAATCAATAGTATATAAGGTTATAGCTCAGGGATATAAAGACCCAAGAAATATGGACCTTAATAATGCTCAATATTTTGATGGAGAATATTCAATATCTGTAAAAGAAGCTAAAAAGTTTTCAAAAAGTAATTATCAAACTATGGGTAGAATTGCTCAACAAGATTTTTAGGAGATAAATGGCAACAACTTGGACAAGACAAGCAATCACATCTGGTGATGAAGTAACTAGTACGCCAGAAGCAGCTACAGGCTGGACAAAGCTATCTATAGCATCAGAGGCTGTAGGTGGTAATCTTTCTTTAGGCGATGTTACTTATGTTACTGATAGCTCTGGTACTGGAACTTTACAAAACATAGACGCTTTAGATGCTACTACAGAAACAACAATAGAAAACGCAATAGATAGTTTGCCAAATTTAGCTACTATTGGAGGCAACTTAAGCATTACAGGTGATTTGACAATTTCTGGTGGCAATATAACAAACTCTATAACATTTGATAGCGGTATTGCTAATGCAGGAACTATATCAGCAGGTACATGGAGCGGTACAGCTCTTGTAGCAGCTAAGGTTCCAGCTCATGATGATTTAACAGGTTTTGTAGCAAACGAACACCTTGATTGGAGTGCAGACCAAGGCGATACAAATATACACTCAGGAAACTACACAGATACTACATATTCAGGCGGTACAAATTTAACATTATCTGGAACTACTTTTAATGTTGATGATGCATTTGTTAAAAATAGTACTGACGATACTATGACTGGTTCTTTAACTATTGACAAATCATCTGGAACGCAATTATACTTAAAAGCTAATACTAACGATTATGCTACATTTACAGTTGCAGATACAGGAGATTTGACTATTGCTACTATTGGTGATGGTAGTTTTGATTCTGACTTAGCATTAGATGTAGACGGAGATATAGAATTAAATGCAGATGGAGGTGATATAGTATTTAAAGATGCTAGTGCTTCATTAGCTACTATAAATGGGGATGGTTTGACTATAAACAATATTTCGGCAATAGGTAGCGATACTGATAAGTTTTTAATGTCAGATAGCGGAGTTGTTAAATATGTTACAGGTTCAAATTTACTTACATATGCAGGAGCTCAAAGTGCTTTAACATTTGGTATTGCTAATACTAATGCAGTAAAAATAGATGCAGCAGATGTTGCAGATGATGAATATGCTAGGTTTACAGCTAACGGATTAGAAAGTAGAACACTTGGAGAAATTAAAACTGATATAGGTACAGGTAATAGTGCATTAGTGCCAGCAGCAGGTTCATCTGGACATTTTTTAGCACACAATGGAGCATTTGCTCAAGTAGCATATTCTAATTTATCAGGTACACCTACTATACCTACTAACTATGTAACTAACGATGCAGACGATACAATGGCAGGTGCATTAATAATAGATAAAGACTCTACAGCTACAACTACTGCTAATGTAAGTGGGTTAACAGTAGATTTTGACCATACAGGTATTACTGGAGGTGGGCAAACTATTAATAATAGAGCATTTATTATAGCATTAAATTCAAATTCTCCTACTCATGTAGGCTCAGTTAATAATTTTGGTATAGCAAACAGCGTAACAGGAGGAACAAGTGGTACTCAAACTAATTATGGGCTTTATAATACAGTATCATCAGCAGATACTAATGTAGGCATTTATCAAAATGTTACTGATGGTGGAACAGACTTACAGCTTGTTAGTTCAGCAGACACAGGCGATTATTTTACTATTGCTACTACTGCACATGGAGCTACTACATTTGCAACTGTAGATGATGATGCAACTGCAGCAAATTTAACTTTAGATATAGATGGAGATATAATATCAGATTCTCATTCAGGCAATTTTATTTCAAAAAAAGCAGGAACAGAATTTAGTGTAGCAAATAGTGCTTATGCAGGAATGATATTAGGTTATAGAATGATAGGAGAAGATGCATCTCATGCGAGTTATACTTTAACAACATCTTATGCTGTACCTGATAGTGCTATGACAGTTAGGTTTATTGCTCCACCAAGTGGTGCAGTTGAGATTATGGTACCAATAAAACTTTATCTTTTGGTTTATCTGATAATGCAACTTATAATAGTTTAGGTGCAAGTTATGAACATGTACAAAATATGCCTGATGAAACTAATGACCAGTTAGTACAACATTATTGGGTAATTACAGGGCTAACTGCAGGAAGTGTGTACAACTATTGGCTTGGGGCAAAAACAAGCGGAACAAGTAATTTTTTAGCTTGGGGTGGTACAGCTTCAGGTAGATATGGAGATTTTATAATGAAGGCTACAGCATTGCCTGCAGCAACAAGTAATTTTGCAGAATATGATTAGAAGATTTTTTTTATAACAAAAAAAGGTAAAAATGGAAGATATGAATACAAAATTAGAAAAAATAACTGACAAATTAAAACAGGTCAAAGAGTTGTTTGAATTAAAAACAGCTGAAGCTAATCAAGCTAAAGAGTTATTTTTTGAACTAAGAGGACAAGCTAAACTTTTAAACGAAATGATAGACGAAAAGAAGAAAAAGAAGTAAATGAATGGATGTATTTCAAGTATTAGAACAATATGGAGTTCCTATTGCAGTTGCAGTAGCTTTTGGATTTTTTATCTGGAAACAGAATAAATACATTCAAGATGATTTGACAAAAGATATACATCAGAAGTTTAATAGATTAGAAGGAATAGTTATAAAGTTAATTGACAATAGTAAAAAAGCAGAAATAGGTCAAAAAGGACTAGAAAGAAGCTATAAGTCATTAGTAGAAATTATAACAAAATTATATAAAGAAAATAATAAGTAGGAGGTATTATGGCAACAGAACTAGGAGAGGGAAGTAAATTTACAATGGATTTAAAATTTGTAGCAACATTAGGTGCTATTGTTGTATCTGCCTGTGCTACTTATTTTACGATGGATGCTTCCATATCAGAACTTAAATCTAATAATAGTCCTAATAGATTAGAGTATGAATATGTTGTAAAAGAAATAGATAACATTAAGTCTATGGGTGATTTAAAAATCATATCATATAAACTTGATGAGTACGATGAAATGTTTGAAGAGATAAAAGATTTAGTCAAACAATTACAGCCTTTAGCAAGTGATTTAGAATATATTAAAGGTGAACTTAATAAACTTAAAAATAAAAAAATTGATATTCCTGATGTTGACTTAACAGGATTAGAAAATTCAATTAACAATATTAATAGTAATGTTAATGCAATGAAAAATAGTTTAGAGTCTTTTGAAGATAGGCTATTACAAGTAGAAAAAAAAGCTAAGGGCGGGAGATTTTAATGAATGGAAAAGTTAAAGTATTGTTTGTCTTTTTTATTATCCTTTGTAATATGGTCTCTGGTAATTTCTTTGATTATGCGACTATATATGGAGCTGCTAAAGTAAAGACTCCTTATTTAAATGGCAATGAAAATTTAAAGGATGATTATGAATATAATGTTGGTATACGAAAAATAGCATTATATGATTATCAAACAAGAGCTAAATTTTATAGGGGAAATGAACAATCATACAGTGATAAAGCTATAATTGGTGCTGTAAATGGCGTAGAATACCTTTTTTCGGCTAGTTTTGTTCAACATAGGGGTTATGACTACCTAGACCAAGAACATTGGATTAAATGGTCAAATAACGCATTTGTTACAAAATTTAAATACTTACATAAAGAAAGCCGTGATTTACAATTCTTTGATTACGATGCAAGATTTAGATTAAATTTAAATAAAGTAAATATAACAGTTGGTGGCTCAGTTAAAGGACATCCAGTATATGGTCATCCAGCAATACTTGATTATGAACACCCATGGTTTCAACTTGCGTGGGATTACGGATATGAAGATTTTGAAGTTCCTTTAAATGATTTAAATGAGAATGGGATTATAGATGATTATTATGTTTTTATAGAAACAGACCCATATACAGAAGAAGGTTATTGGATTTATTATTATGAAGGAATTAACTACTACTGGGAAACACCAGAAGGAGAATATATAGCAGGTAGCGATGAAGAGTTTTTTGAGTATCATTATCCACGTCTTGTTGAAAGATACAATGAAGAAAACGAAGAAAAAGAATGGCAGGCAGAAAGTTCTATAGTGGTAGGATTAGATGTTTTACTTGGGAATGACAGTTATTATTCTCATATATGGGTTAATGCATTTCCATACTCTGTTGGTTTGACAGATAAAGCATATAATGGAGATGACATACAATATGACGTTGGAATGCT